ATGCCAATACTGTTGTATATGATTTATTGGTACGATATATAATTTCATAGTGCAATAATATCATTTATCCTACTATAATATAATCAAAGTTTAAATCTGCACTTGCTACACTTGTATGAGTTATTACTGCACTTCCTTTAGCTTTAGTAGAAATATAAGGATTTTGTGCTGCTGCGTTTGCAGTTAATGCTGATAATAAAATAACACTATCAAAGCCTAATCTTTCATCAGTAATAGTTGTAGTTGTATTAGAGGCTCTTAAAGTAACAGAGCCTGTATTGTTTGTTTTTCCTGCCATAGAATTATTTAAAACTTCTGCAACTGCTCTAGGCTCTCCACCTTGATAAGGCAAGGTTCTATACATTATCTAGTGCCTTTTTTAAAATTATCTAATAAACCTTTTTGTTTAGCATAAGATGTATAAGTCATCATAGGTTCATTTATAACCATAGCACGATTTTTTTCTATTGCTTCTTTAGCTAATCTAACAGTATCTTCATAAGATTGACTTTGCTCACCTATGTTTATTCCAATTGCATTATTATATAAATCCATTTTTTTTTCTTCTTCAGTTTGCAACGGATGTGCTGCACCTAATATTCCTAAAGGTAATTTTACATTTTCGTGATAATCACTAACCATTTGAGATATTGTTGGATTTGTTTTTCTTGCCATTTCTGCTGTCCATAATAAATGCCTGTAAGCATCTGCTTCATTATTTACATTTACACCAGTTTGACTTCCATAAGTATCAACAGCTTCATTTATATATTGATTCCCATGTATTGTTTGTGCATAATCTTTTAACTTATTAAACCAATCCATTATCTAGTGCCTTGTGGCTTAAAGTCTACATCTATAGCCATAGCATTTGTCCATGAGCCTGTAGGTTTAACAGATACCCTGTGATATCTACCACCAGTTCTTACATTAGCTCTACCTTCTGATGTTGTAGATACTGTAGCACCAAAAATAATAGAATCATCTAATTCTCTGCGACTAGCAACTGCTATATCTGCACTTCCATTATCTATCTGTGGTCTTATTAAATTAATTACAGAATTGTACCCATCTTCTAAATCAGTAGTAACTAATTCAGAGTTATATGTTGAGCCTGTAAATGTAGATATTTTTGTATCTGTAGCACCAGCAAATAAGAATTTACCACCTACCCAAAGTCGTGCATCTAAACTTGCTGGCATAACATCTATGTCGGTGTACCCTAGAGTACCTAATCCTTCTAAAGTCGTTCCTATGGTCGCTATATTGCCTAAAACATTAGCTGTGGTTTCTACTCTTGACCATTTACCTAATGTCCAATTATAAACCAACATACTTCTTCCACCAGCTACATTAGCATAATTCCATATTGCAATATTTAATGCAGGGTTTATAGAAGCACTCATGTTATCTAGTAATGACAAATCAACATCATCAAAAAACCATCTGTCTATTTTTTCATTTCCAATAGGAGTTACTTGACTACCATCACAACTATAAAATCCATCATCACTTAAAAAGAATGACACTTGATTATATTGGCAAATAGAATTTCCGTTTAAACAACCTAATCCTCTTGAGATATTGTCAAATTGGAAGAATAATGGTGAGCCTACATAAGACATTAATTGAATTGATTTTTCTAAAAATACTAAACCAAATTCTCCACCTGTAAGACCTACAACATTACCACCATCTGCGATTACTTGTAAATCTGATTGTGATGTAGAGCCTGCTGCCCAATCAGTTTCATCATTGATATCTGACCATCTTACTGTAGAGCGACCTAAAGCTCCTGTTGCTAAACTTCCTGTTACTACAAAATCCCTTACTACTGTTATTTGTTTTGCTGTAGGAGAAGTTGCTACATCTGCCCATACAGTTGAAGTTCCTATAGTCCAGTATTGAATTTTAGCTGTACCATTTACAGCAAGAACTGTTTTACCAAATTGAGTAAATTTCCAAGCAAATGCACTTGTATATCCACCTGATTTAGATTTATCTTCTAATGCTTCTGTAGATGAATTAAACTTAAATAATTTAGTAGCTCCACCTGCAAACAATACTACTTCTGTATCATATTTTGCTACATAAACAGAGTTTAAATTTTCAGATGCTGCACCACTAAAATCTTCTGCATTAGGAAAGGGTTGATAGCCAATAGATACTGGTGTTACATTTTTAGCTTCATTTAATGCACCTGAATTATCAGGTTGGTCTGGTAGCCAATCTGTAAACTGCACTCTTTTAGTTGCCATTAATTAACCTCTGGACCTGTTATTGTTCCTGCTACTGTTTTTGTTGTATAAGATATTCCATCTATTGCATTACCTGCTACACCACCTAAATTAGTTCCATCAAAGTCTGGTGCTGGCTCTCCTCTTGAACCTGCTGTTCCTAAATTACCACCTGCTCCACCTACAGAACCTATTTGTTGTTCGCTAGATGCTGGAGATGAGCAATAACCTACACCTGCTCCACCATTTGTTGCTGTTCCATCTACTCCAGTTGTAGAGCAAAGATTATCTGGTATACCTGGTCCACCTGCTCCGACTATAGCTCCTGCACCACCACCACCTGCTCCAGTAAAATCATCAAACGCTTGACCAGAACGATTAGTTCTTCCACCTCCACCTCCACCACCACCACCAGAAGCAATAGTTCCGTTATTGGTAAGTTTTAAAGTGTTTCTTGTGTACAAAGCTGCTCCACCAGGAAGTCCAAACTTTGCTGCTGGACCTGTTCCTGCAACCCTTCCACCACCCGCTCCACCTGCTCCAATAATACTTCCATTGTTTACTAAATAAATAACAGAGCCAGTAGCAAATCCAGATATAGAAAAAGCTGGATTAGATGTGCTTGTGCTTGATAATGTAACGCCTGAATTAATTTCTATTCTTGCTGTTATTGGTGTTGTAGGACTACCTAAAGATGTAAATAAATTAAAATCTGTAGTGCTACTAGATACAGCTAAAGTTGTAAGCATTTGATACCATACCCCACCTTGCCTTACCCAAATTTGATTAGCTTCTTCCCATGCTCCAGAGTCTTTTACATAAATATGAGATGGTACTACCCATGAGCCAGAATTTTTTACAGATATAGTCATTAAATCTGATACCAGATATCGCCATCAGATCCACCAGATGGAGCAGAACTAGATATTGTTTTTGCTCCTGTTGCGTTAGTTCCTGGAGTTAGTGCATTTATAGTTGTGCCTGTAATTGTTCCACCAGTAATATTAACTGAATTAGATGCTTGAGTTGCCATAGTTCCTAAACTTTGTGCAGTATTAGCAGTTGCTACAAAAGCTGTAGTAGCTAATTGAGTAGTATTAGTTCCAGCAGAAGCAGTTGGTCCAGTAGGAACACCTGTTAAAGTAGTTGTGCCATCTACAGTTAAATTACCACCGACTACAAAATTATCATTATCGTAACCTGTTTGTTGGTCTTTAACTTGAGCCATTATTTCTCTAATAGCATTATTAATTGTTGCTGGTGGGCATCCTTCATTAATATTTATTCCACCTACATCCGTATTTGAACCTGGTGTTGATGACCATTCACTTATTTTATCTCTACTCATATTATCCTATCCTTAACCAAATGTTTGAAGTTACTGGAACAACTGTCCAATTATTACCCTGAATATGTCCATCTGCTGTTAAATTACCTGTGCCTGAAATAGCTCCAGATGCTGAATAAGTTACTCCAGCTAATGCTGTTAATGTTGCTGTACTTAATATACTTGCATCTGCTGAATTTACTAAACCAGCTAATACAGTAAATGTTGCTTTTGCATCTATTGCAGCTACACCAAGAATTATTTGTCCAGAAGATATAACTGTAACTGTAGCAGTTCCATTAACTGTGGCACTTCCTGTAACCAATTGTCCAAGTGTTATTGCTTCTAATAAAGCTGTACCACTTACACTTGCATTGCCTGATATTATTTGACCAGCACTTATTGCAGTTAAAGTTCCTGAACCTGTAATGCTTCCAGTACCTAAAACTATTTGTCCATTAGTTATTGCAATTACATTTGCAGTTCCAGATATAGATGCAGTTCCTTCAAACCTACTAGTTCCTAAAGAACTATATGCTGTTTCTGAAAAGGCAGTTATACCAAACATTATTTATCCCTCAATCGCTGCGTTTACTTCCGTCATGTCTTCATCTGTCCAATAGTCTTTAGCAACCATAATTTCAAGATGTCTTACATTTTGATGTATCACATGGTTTACTTGTTCTGCTTCCATGTCATTTGGATGGTTTCCAGCTCTAAAATTATTAATTAATTCTACTGAATGACCCATAGATTCATAGTGCTTTGCTATTTTTTCTTCTTCTGTTAATACAGGTGGTTTAAACATTATTTACTCTCCAATTCTTTTACTTTAGCTGAAAGTTCTTGTACTGCTTTAACAAGTACAGGAATTAAATTACCATACTTTGCTTCTAGTTTTTCAGGATTACTTTCATATACTAGATCAAGAACATCATTGTTTCCATCTGCTGCTTCTAGTAATTCTTGAGCAATAAAACCTAACCTTGTCTCTCCATCATTAGCTACTTTACCATCTCTTGATTCCCATTTAAATTGTCTAGGTTTAAGTGTATCAACAAAGTCTAATCCATAAGGTGAGTTTACAATATCTGTTTTATCTCTTGCATCTGATAGAGCAGAAATAGATGTTTGCTGACATCTTAAAGTACCAACAGCACTATTACCTAAAGTCATTTCATTAGATACTGTAGCTGATGATGGAACAGCAGCGTAACCTAGAAAAGTATTATTAGAGCCAGTAGTCATTACTTGACCTGATTCATGACCAACGGCTGTGTTTCTAAATCCTGTATTTATTGCTGTCATTGTTGCATTACCAAATCCAGCATTGTCATATCCTGTAGTAACATTATATAAAGCATTAGCACCAAAGGCATCATTAGCATTACCTGTAGTTAAATACATAAGGTTTTGTGTACCAAAAGTATTAGTGCCATCAGGTGTTGTGGCAATAGCCATTGAATTATAGCCATGATTATTATTATTAACACCTTCAGTAATGTTTGGTCCAGAATTATTCCCAATAAGAGTATTATTTAACATTGAGGTTGCATCAAATCCAGTATCTTTACCAATTAAAACATTATCATTACCTGTCATTGTCCCACCACCACCAGCACCTCTACCAATAGCTATGAGTCTTTCTGCCGATGTAGCAAATAAACCTGCTTGACTACCTATTATTACACTATAACCAGCAGTATGTTTTTGTCCTGCTTCTGCACCAATAATAGTATTATGTAAAGAACCTGTTTGTTCATCACCAGCTTCATTACCAATCATTACGTTAGAGCCACCAGTTGTTAAAGCAAGCCCTGCTTTATGCCCTACTAAAGTATTATAAGCACCAGAGGTCATAACTAGACCTGCTGTATAGCCTAATCCTGTATTACCTGCTCCTGTTAGAACGCCAGCACCTAAAGCTTCTCTACCCATTGCAACTGTTGTAGATGCAGATGTAGCTAGTTGCATAGCTCGATAACCTACTCCTGTATTATCAGAGCCTACTGTTGCTTTTAAAGAGTCTCCACCAACTGCTGTATTAGTAGCTCCTGTAAGGGTAGAAGAAAGAGCTGATGTTCCAATAGCTGTATTACCAAGAGCTGTAGTATTCCTTAATAAAGAGTTTCTACCTATGGCTACATTTTGAGACCCTTCTGTATTATCTGTTAAAGCATCTTTACCAATAGCTACATTTAATGACCCAGTTGTATTAGCATCTAATGCTCCTACTCCAAGAACTGTATTTGTTGCTACTGAATTAGCTCCTTTACCAACTGTAAGGTCATTAACTACAATATCTGTTGAGAATGGTGTTCCTGATGCTGCTGCCCAAGTTAGTCCACCAGTATCTCCACTTTGTGCAGAAAGAAAATAACCATTTGTAGGTGCGTTACTTACTTTAAGGTTAGCTTCATCAACTATGTTGTCTGTAATAGTAAGAGCAGTTGCTCCTGTTACTTCTCCTGAATGAGTAGCATTAGTTACCTTTGCAGTATTAGCAGTTATTTCTGAATTGATTGCGTTAGCTAATTTATCAGCAGTAACTGCATCATTAACAA